GCAAAGACTATAACTACAGGATTTCAACCTTCTTCCGTTATATTTGGAAGAAGTGGAGACTCAAGAGTAGGTTTTGATAACCAAAGAATTAATGACCAAGGTTCAAGCCGTATGATATATAATTTTGCTTATTATAATTTACAAAACTCTGAGGCTCAAGCTACATATAACGGTGGCTATTATGCGTTGGTTAATTTTGCTTCTACAGGTTTGGAGTTAGGACAAGACCCATCGGAAAACGTAAATAAAAATGGTGCAACTTTCTGGTATTTAGCCATCGCTTAACTTTATACTATGGCATATAAAACAAGTACTACAGAAGGAGATATAAAAATTTTGTATATTTACAATTCTAAAAATGGACATAACTGATTTGAAAATTTACGGACTTAACCTAACCGCATTTAGTTTGTCGATGACAGACATTGATGTAATCTTAAAAATAATTTTGTTAGCTGTTTCAATAGGCTATACCATTCAAAAATGGTACATGTTAAGTGGAAAGAATAAGTAAACATATTTCGTACAAGGAAGCTATAAAATCCAACACCGCTTTACGATTAAATATAGATAACACTCCCAATATGGTTAGCCTAACAAATATGACAGGTGTAGCTTACAATATATTTGAACCTTTACGATTATGGGTAGGAGGCCCAATCAAAATTAACTCTTTTTATAGATGTCCAAAACTAAATAAAGCTATTGGTGGGAGTAAGCGTTCACAGCATTGTGAAGGAAGAGCCATAGATATAGATGATACGTTTGGTTTTAAAACAAATGCAGAAATGTTTCACTATATAAAAAATAATTTAAATTTTGACCAAATGATATGGGAGTTTGGTGATGATAATAACCCAGCTTGGGTTCATGTAAGTTTTGATTCATTACAGCAAAACAGGGGAAGAGTGTTAAAAGCTATAAAAAAAAATGGTAAATCTAAATATATTTTACTATGAGTAGACCAAGAAAAAAGTTTGGGCAAACAACAGTAGGTAGGATATTAAAAGGAGCAGTGGGTTTAGTAAATCCAACATTAGGGTCTTTGATACAAGGCGAAATGTCTGTAGAAGAGGTTATATCTTCTATTAAAAATGCAGATGCTCCAGTTGAAGACAAAATAAAAGCACAAGAAATGATTCTTGAAGCTTACGAAGCAGAAGTGCAAGATAGGGCTTCAGCTAGACAAAGAGAAATGGCAGCTATCCAAGCAGGGTCAAATGACATATTATTTAAAACTGTAGGATGGGGAATTACATTATCTTTTGTCGCAGTTGTAGCTGGTGCTATTGGCCTGTGGCAAATACCTGAAGAATCACAAAGATTGTTTGACATGGGATTTGGAGCTGTGGTTGCTGCGTTTACACAGGTGATAGGATATTACTTTGGAAGCTCTATGGGGTCAAAACACAAAACACAAATGATGAACAAGAATGGCTAAAAGTGTAGCTTTTGTTTATCGGGGTAAAAACAAAAAAAAGAGACCAGGGATTCATGCAAAAAGCAAAACATCTCGTTTAAAATCTTCAAAACTTTACAGGAAAAAATATCGCCAACAAGGCCGTTAAATTATTCCTATCTTTGTTATAATTTAATTTAATATAATGGATATAAGAAAACTTTCTATTGGCCCTGATTACAAATCAGGAGCTATTCATTATTTTGTAGGACAAGAAATATTAGGCGGTTCACATACAATACATTTAATAAAACATAATAAAGGTTCAGATACCCTACAAATTTGGATAAAAAAGGGTAATGAAATATTTTTATGGAAAGAATACAATCACACAATGCCAGTGTCATTAGAATATAACATAAACTTTTAATGAAATCTCCTTTTTATTTTATTGTACAACCTTTACATGGTAAAAGGTATTCAAACAGTAAAGAAATAGAAAATGTAGACTTAATAACTAATACATCTGAAGAAAATCATCTAGCTTCTAACAGAGAAGCGGTAGTTGTATCAACACCTTTAAATTATAAAGGAGACATTGTTGCTGGAGATATCCTATTGGTTCATCATAATGTTTTTAAATTTTACAATGACATGAAAGGAAATCAAAAAAGCGGAAGAAGTTATTTTATGGATGACCTTTTTTTTGTTGACAATGACCAGTTTTTTTTATACAAAAGAAAAAATAAATGGTTTGCTCATGACAAGTATTGTTTTGTAAAACCAATAAAAGCTACAGAATCTTATATATTTAAACCTTTTGCCGAAGAACCTTTGATGGGTGAGTTAAAATATTTAAACAAATATCTAAAAGGAAAAGGATTAAAACAAGGAGATAAGATATGTTTCAAACCTGAGTCTGAATATGAGTTTACTGTAGATGGTGAAAAATTATATAGAATGTTCGATAATCATATAACTGTGAAACTATGAATTATTTTGTTAATTGGGTTGATAACGTTTTAAGCAACCCATATGAATATGTAGATGAGGTTTTAAAAACCCCTTTTCAAGATTTTAAAGATGGTGATAAAACATTCAAAAATATTCAAATGAGAGAAAACGATGAGTTTGAAAAAATAGCACAATCATATTTTCCTGACTACAAAGTAAACTACAATTTTATTAGACAATCTCCTTACAAACAAAAAGAACCTAATTATATTCATTCAGATGAAATGATGGGTGACAAAACTCTTTTATTGTATTTAAATAAACTATATCCTAAAGACGCTGGGACAACTCTTTATCAAAACGACATACCAATGTGTAAATTATTTTATAAATTTAACAGAATGGTTGTTTTTGATTCCTATATTTTACACTCTAGAAATTTATATGACAACTTTGGTGAGTACAATAACTCAAGATTGATACAAGTAATATTTTTACAAAAATGAAATCAGAAGATTTAAAGAAAAAAATAATTGAAGCTGGAAGAAAAGCTGTTGAACAGCTTATTAAAGTAGCAAAAGAAGATATTATAAAACCAGACCCTGAAGACGAACTAGCTGCTGACAGATTAAAAAATGCAGCCGCTACAAAAAAACTAGCAATCTTTGATGCATTTGATATACTTAATAAAATAGATGCTGAGGAAGAAAACATAAATAGTGTTTTAGATAATAATATAGAAACAAAACAAGGATTTGCAGAACGAAGGTCAAAATAATATTTACAGAAAATTATCAGGTTACATACCTTCATCAGTTTTAAGTAGAAAAAACAAAGCTAAAACTTGGGAGTATGGATATAATGATAAATATGAATTTATTAATATATCGAAAACAGGTCAAGTAGGTAATATAATTTCAATATCTAATTTAATTATAGCTTTACCACCAACGCCAAAAAAATGTTATGCACGCAGTGTAAATAAAAAAGAACAATATTGGCAAAGAAAAGATTTACCTAAAGATTTAGGCAAAATTCAATCTATATTTCAGTGGAACGAAATGCCTTCTTTATTTAAACAAAAATGGGTGGGATTTATAGAAGATGAGTTTGATAATAGAGAATTAGGATATTGGTTTATGAACAATGGTAAACCAACATACATTACAGGAGCTCACTACATGTATTTACAGTGGTCTACTATAGATGTGGGATACCCAGATTATCGTGAAGCTAATAGGTTATTTTACATATTTTGGGAAGCATGTAAAGCTGACACCAGAAGTTTTGGAATGATATATTTAAAAATAAGAAGGTCTGGTTTTTCTTTTATGGGTTCATCAGAGTGTGTTAACACAGGAACATTAGCTAAAGACTCTAGAGTTGGGATACTATCCAAAACAGGAGCTGATTCGAAAAAAATGTTTACCGACAAAGTTGTTCCAATAGCAAACAGACTTCCGTTCTTTTTTAAACCGATACAAGATGGTATGGACAAACCAAAAACAGAGCTAGCTTTTAGAGTTCCCGCTTCAAAAATTACCAAAAAAAATATGCACGAAATATTTGATGATGAACTTACAGGTTTAGATACCACGATAGATTGGAAAAACACAGATGACAACTCTTATGATGGAGAAAAACTTTTACTCTTAGTTCATGATGAAAGCGGTAAATGGATAAAACCAAATAACATTTTAAATAACTGGAGAGTTACCAAGACATGTTTGAGATTAGGTAGTAAAATAATTGGAAAGTGTTTAATGGGTTCAACCTCAAACGCATTAGATAAAGGTGGTAATAATTTTAAAAAACTGTATGAAGATTCTAATGTAAAATCTAGAAACGCTAATGGTCAAACAAAAAGCGGTTTATATAGTCTATTTATACCTATGGAATGGAACATGGAAGGTTTTATTGACATATACGGTCAACCAGTTTTGAATAAACCTGATAATAAAGTTAGAGGAGTTGACAATGAGTGGATATATAATGGAGCTGTAGATTATTGGAAAGCTGAAGTAGAATCATTAAAATCTGACGCTGATGCTTTAAATGAATATTACAGACAATTTCCTCGTTCAGAATCTCATGCATTCAGAGACGAAAGTAAAGGGTCTTTGTTTAATCTAACAAAAATATATCAACAAATAGACTACAATGATTCTTTAATCATGCAACACCACTTAACAAGAGGTAGTTTTTACTGGGATAATGGTATAAAAGATAGCAAAGTTATATTTAGACCTGATAAGAGTGGTAGGTTTCAAGTAAGTTGGATTCCACCCAAAAGCTTACAAAATAAAGTTGTTGATAGGAGAAATGGTAAATATCCAATGAACGAACATATTGGTGCGTTTGGTTGTGATTCATATGATATATCTGGGACAGTAGGAGGTAGAGGCTCTAATGGGGCTTTACACGGATTAACAAAATTTAGTATGGAAGATGCGCCTAGTAATGAGTTTTTTTTAGAATACGTTGCTAGACCTCAAACAGCAGAAATATTTTTTGAAGAAGTTTTGATGGCTTGTGTCTTTTATAGTATGCCTATTCTAATAGAAAACAACAAACCTAGATTGCTGTATCATTTTAAAAATAGAGGTTATAGGGGTTTTTGTATGAACAGGCCAGACAAACATTCAAACAAACTTTCAAAAAGTGAAAAAGAACTAGGTGGCATACCTAACTCCTCTGAAGATGTAAAACAATCTCATGCGGCAGCTATAGAATCTTATATAGAAAAAAATGTAGGTTTAGATTTTGAAGGTCAGTTTAGAGAGGCTGATACTATGGGCTCTATGTTGTTTATTAGGACATTAGAAGATTGGGCTAAGTTTGATATTAATAATAGAACCAAATACGATGCTACTATAAGTTCAGGTTTAGCTATTATGGCAAATCAAAAACATATGTATCTACCGCAAAAAAAAGAATCAAAAATAAAGCTTAACTTTGCAAGGTATACTAATAAAGGAACAATAAGTGAATTGTTAACATAAATGAAGGATGTTACTATAGATATATCATCTGTTGGCTTCCCTAGTCAATTTGTTTCTGATGCAGAAAAAGCTACAGATGAGTTTGGACTTCAAATAGGGCAAGCTATTCAGTACGAATGGTTCAAAAAAGATGGAAATAATTGTAGGTATTATAATCAATGGAGAGATTTTCACCGTTTAGATATCGTTGTAAACGGGATGCAAGATAGAGAGTTCAAAGTAAAAGCTTTTGCTCAAGATGCATTATCTCAATCAAAGAGAAGTAAATATCAAGACATGGTAGAGGGCCAAATGGCCGCCAAAGATGTTTTATCAGTAGTGCAAGACACTACAGGCTTTAATCCTTTTACCATGAATCCTGATAATTTACCAGAAAATGACGAGGAATTAAATTTATATATGAATTTAAACTACAAACCAGCTATTGAAATTGCAGAAGAACAAGCAATCAATACGGTTTTTGAAGAAAATCATTATGATGATATTAGAAAACAAATAGATTACGATAGTACAGTTTTAGGTATGTCGGTTGCAAAACATGAGTTTTTACCAGGTGCTGGTGTTAAAATATCTTATGTTGACCCAGCTAATGTAGTGTACAGTTATACCGAAGACCCACATTTTAAAGATTGTTTTTATTGGGGTGAAATAAAAACTTTACCTGTAGTTGAGCTTTTAAAGATAGACCCAAAACTCACCAATACAGATTTAGAAGAAATAACTAAATATAGCCAAAGCTGGTATAACTATTATAATGTTGCCCAGTTTTATGAAAATGATATTTTTTACAGAGACACTTGCACATTAATGTACTTTAATTATAAAACCAGTAAAAAAATGGTTTATAAAAAAAGAAAACTAGAGGGTGGTGGTTCAAGAGTTATTGAAAAAGATGATAGTTTCAATCC